AGCAGTATGCAAAGGTCGCAAGATTTAGGTTAATGAATAAATAACATGAAACAAGTAAAAAGTTTTACGGGAGAATATTATAAAGATAACACTAGGATTGAAAAGTTTTTCTTATATAAGATTATCTATCCCATCGTTAATAAAATTGGATTAAATAGAAAATTCAATCTTTGGCTACATAAAATAGGTATGTATTCAGAACTTTCAAATGGAAGATGTAATTGGTGTGGAGAAGACCATAGAATAATCCCTTTAAGAAACTATAAAGAAAAAAGCATGTTAGACCGCCTCCAAGACATTAACAATAAAGAATAACCCCCATGCAAATAGTCACAAACAAAAGGACAATCTGGAGTATTCCAAGGACAGACTCAAGAGAAAGGTGCTGTAAGTGCCTCAGGGTGATCACAAAAAGCGAGGTGCAAAGAAAGCAAATGTGGAAATTAAGAGAGTACAAGGGATATAGGTTTGAGTTTGTAGCAAGGTGTTGCAGTGCAAAATCACTTTATAAGAATTTGACGTAATAATAAAAAGATAATATAATATATATATATGAAAATACTAACTATTTTAAACGAGCAAGCAAATTTAACAAAACTCTTAGAACTTAAACTTCCAGTAAAAGTCGCATACAGACTTAATAAGCTAAGCAACAAGTTTGACACCGAGATAAAGTTCTACAACGACAAAAGAAACGAGCTAGTAAAAGAACTAGGAGAAAAGAAACTAGACGCAGAAGGTAAAGAAACCGAGCAAATGGAAGTAAAGAAAGAAAACCTAGTAGAATATTACAAGCAAATAAACGAAATGGTAGAAATAGAAACAGAAGTAAACTATGAACCTATAAGCATTTCAGAACTAGGAGATATAGTAATTGAGCCTAAGTTGCTAAGCGAAACTTTTTTTAAGGAATAATATGGAAACAACAGGCACAACATATAATGAAGAACAACTAGCACAGTTTGACCAGATAGTGATAGAGGAGGTAAACGTAAAAAAAGTATGCTTTAACATGGCTGATACAGATAAAGGTTCGCTCGCATTGTGTCTAAATAAAGGGGCTAAACTATATCACTTTGAATTAGACAACTCTCCTGTAACAGAAGAAACAAATATAAGACTTAGAGAATCAGGGTTAATAATGGAAGTATTAAAAAATAGAGTTAAGTAAGGTTAAAGAATAATATATGGAAACCAAATATTATAAATTAGATAAATATGCCATTAAGTTAGTTAGATGGAATGACGAGTATGGAAACTGGCGTTTAGGTTTAAACTGGAATAGCGAAAATGATTTTGTATATATTTGCGAAAAACCAACAGTAGAAGAATGTTTAGACTCTGCAATAGAATATGTGGAAAACTTGAAAGGAGAAATTGACAAAAAGATATATGTTGTAGGGATTAAAGCACGAGGCGATGCTCCTGCTTTATGGATAGACATAAAAGATACTAAAAAAATGTTGGAATCTAAAACTATAACAGGAATGTTAGAAACTGGAAGTAATAAAAAATAATATAGCATTAGATTTAACATTATTAAAAAAACATTATGAGTAAAAATAATATGAAATCTAACCCAAACGGTAGTAATCAATATGTATTAGACCCTAGACAAAAGATGTGCTGGGAATTTTACACTACCCCTAAGTCGGAAACCTTTGGAAATGCTACACAGTCTGCAATAAAAGCAGGGTATACAGATGGCACAGCAGATACAATAACCTTGACAGAGTGGTTTTGTGGTAGATTATGGAAACTTAACGCTGTGCTAAAAGGTGAAAATAAACTTAGAGAACTAATGGAATTACCTATTATTGACCTAGAAGGAAAGGTAGATGTAGGCATCGCTAGAATACAAGCAGATCTAGCAAAGTATGTTACAAGCACACTAGGTAAAGACGAAGGCTATGCTACTAGGCAAGAGAATACAGGTAAAGACGGAAAAGACTTGATACCTGAAACTATAAACGAAGAAGATAAGAAAGCGTTATTAGGTTTGATAGGGAAATAATATATGAGAGAAGAAACACCAAAATGTAAAGAATGTTTGCAATATATGGTTGAAATAGGTGGAACAGGAAAGGAAGTGCAATTAGGAGAAATGAGAAAGATTGAAGGTTTAGAGTATGACCAATGGTTTCAAACTGGGGTAGGAGAAGTAAAACTCTATCAATGCCCCGAAGATAAGACAATAGCATTGTATTGATAATTTAAAAGGCTAGCGTAATGACCAAAGACCAATATAAAGCAGGACTAACTAAAATGCTTTCTGGTACACCACTAGAACGCAGAACACTTGCCGAACACTCGTTTGGTCTTTTTGCCCTATACTATTTTTCAAACTATTTTAAATACTCACTAGCAGACTATCACTATGACTTTATAGAAGACTTACACGATTTAACCGAAGGAAAGATAAGAGAAGTAGCTTGGATCGCTTTCAGAGAGTCGGCAAAAACTACAATAGCTAAACTTTTTATTATGTGGATGATAGCCTATAACAAAAAGCGTTATATTTGTGTGGATTCGTTTGACCGAGAAAACGCTGAACGCATATTATTTGATGTTGCATTTGAACTAACTAATAACACAAGACTAAACGCTGACTACCCTACACTATTCTCAAAAAGACGTGCTATAGATGAAATCAAACAGAACAGAATAAACAACTTCGTTACAGAGAATGGTATTCGTGTTGAAGCACACAGCACACAGGAATCAGTCCGAGGACGTATTCACTTAAACCAAAGACCAGACTTCTTGCTTTTAGATGATATAGAAACGAACAAGACAAAGGACTCACAAGCATATACAAAGCAAGTTAAAGACCACATTAGTGAAGCAATGGCTGGTATGAGTCCTGATGGCTGTATGTTATATCTTGGTAACTTTATTACAGAGTACGGAAATATCCAGTACATTTTTGACAGAGCTAAGACCGACAAAGGTATTCGTGTCCGTAACATTCCAGTAATGGCTGATGGAGTACCCCTGTGGGACTCAAAATACGCTATTACAGACGAGGAAGCAGAAAAGACAGGGAAAGTATCCATTGAAGAAAAACAACGTCAATTAGGCTCGTATGTGTTCTCTTATGAGATGATGAACTTACCTGTAGATGACACGCTAGCAGAGTTTAAAAAAGAATGGTTTCAATATGCTACTGAAGATGATTTCCGACACTTAAACATTTTAACTTTTATAGCGATAGATACAGCGGTTTCTCAAAAGGAAAGTGCAGACTTTACAGGTATAACAATAGACAGGGTATCGCAAGAAGGGAAACGATATATCACAGCATATAAACTAAAGATAAACCCAACTGAACTCATTGAACATATATTTTATTTATACGATAAATATAAACCTGAGATTTTAGGAGTAGAAGAAACTGTATTCCTTCTGGCTATACAACCTTTCCTTGAAGATGAAATGAGGAAAAGAAACAAGTTCATCACTATTACACCTCTAAAACACGGTGGGATAAAGAAAGAAACAAGAATTAGAGGTTTGATACCACTTATGGAAAGTAAATCTGTATTCTTTGTAGGTGACTGCCATGAGTTAGAAGAAGAAATGCGTGTATTCCCTCGTGGAAGGTTCGATGACACGCTAGATTCATTTCAGTATGCTGAACAAATTGCATTTAAACCATATCCACCGACTATTTTTAAAGAATTTGAAGAAGAAAGACCACTTTATCCATCAATAGGGATATAAAAGTTTGCATATATTTTTATATAGTTATATAATTATATTATTATAATCATAAATGGATGGGGAAATCCATAAAATGCCTTCGATACCATTCAACACTCGTCAAAAGATAATCAATCAAGCGTTAGAAGAGCTACAATTCGCTCGTAACTTTAAGCAAGGTAAGGTTCAGAACTGGAAAGTTAATGAAATGCTTTACTACTCTCGTAAGGTGTCACCAGAAGCGTCACGCTCTAACGTAGACCTCGGACAAATGTCAGCCTTTGTTCACACATTGTTGTCAAAGATTGATAACCCTTTAGTATTTAAGTTTATAAAAAGAAAAGAATCTCAACTCTCAAGAGTAAAACTACTCAATGGTCTTCGTGTTATCGACCAACAGAAAAACAACTGGGATATTAAAGATATTGCAGGAAAGAAACAGGCTATCATTTACGGTCGTGCTATTTACTCGTACACAGCACAAAGTGATAACCAGAAATACAAAGCAAACCTTGAGAATGTTGATGTATATGACTTCTTAATTGACCCTTCAGCAGGTGGTATTGAAATAGAAAAAGCACAGTACATGGGTAGATATGGCGTAATAAAGACTAAGTCAGAACTTATGCAAGGTGTAAAAGATAAGATGTATCTCAAAACAGAAACAGACAGACTGATTGAGGGTTCAAGTAATGCAACAGAATCATCTCAAGAGCAGACCAACAAACAAGCACGAACTTATGATACTAATGTTTGGAATCAGCAAAAAGAAATATCTGGCTCAGATAAGTTTAAGTTTTGGGAATGGTACACAACATACGAAGGTTGCAGATACTATCTATTACTACAAGAGACTGGTGCTGTAGCTGTTAGAATAGAAAAACTATCAGAGTTATTTACTTCTAACTTGTTCCCATTTTGGACATACGCAGCGTTCCCTGACCTCACAGAGTTTTGGACACCATCGTTTTGTGACTATGTTCGTGAGATATACATGGCAGAAGCTGTGTCTATCAATCAACTATTGGACAATGCGGAGGCTATCAACAAACCTCAGAAAGTTGTAAACATAGGAGCTGTAGAGAACCTAGCAGAACTTAAATATCGTAGAGATGGGTATATCCAAGTCAAGAAAGACTTTGATGTAAACAAGGCTGTACAAACTATCAGCGTACCAAGTATCACTACTCCTATAGACGTGTTTCAATTATTGGAAGGTATCGTAGAAAAAGCATCTGGTGTTACAGCTGGTGCTATGGGTATGTCTGATGAGGATAAGGTTGGTGTATACAAAGGTAACGAAGCAAACGCAGCAGACCGTTTTGGTTACTTTAACAAAGCATACTCTTTTGGATATAGTCACTTTGCTAAGCTCTATGAGTGGGGTGTAAAAGACCATCTAATTAAAAAAGAAGCTATAGATATACTAGGACCTGATGGTGTTGAGGTAGTAATGGCTTCTCGTAGAGATATATTTAGAAAAGATGAAGAGTTTGGATTAAATGTTGAGTCTTCAAATGCAGAACTAGCACTTTCACAAGAAGAGAAGAACTCTAAACTTGTGTTCCTTGCTAACAACGCTCAAAACCCTGTACAAAATCCACAGAAAGCATACGAACTATCAGCTACTATTGCAGGTTTTGATGAAGATACTATTAGACAACTTCAAGACTCAGGAGACTTTGGAGATGCAAAGATTATGTCAGAAGCAGAGAG